TGGGAAATTAAACTCTGCCATAATCTTGATTTGTTGTAACGTTTTATTATACATAATAATATAAAAAAAGGGTTGACATAAGCCAACCCTCTTTTATAAAATATGTGTATTTCTTCTTAGAAGTTCAATATTGCGTAATCAATCTCACACGTCATAGTGATTTGTTGAGCAGTTGATTCGTTATCGAATCCATACTCACCAAAGTCTGCGTTAGAAATCATTGCACCTTTTAAAATCCACTCAGAAACGACATCTCCAACAGGTCCTAATACATTGAAAGTTAAATCTTTCTTGTAGAAATCACTGTACCCATCTCTTCCTGTTACACTTTCGTGATGTAGACGAACCCATTCCATAATAGATTGTGCTCCTGAAGGTGTGATTGCATCATATAACGTAAACGTTACTGGTTGCCATACAGTTTTACCTTTAAGGTTCCTTCTTGTGTTGACATGGTTAAGTGTTATAATTTCCTGACTCATTTGGATCGCACTTACTCCTTTAATCATGTAAGATGGAAAACCGTCAATCAGCATCATGTACCTGTTCTGTTGTTTCGGTTCAAAAGCCGTAAAGAACATTTCGTTAGTATCGAGTATCGCCATTTTGTGTTTTTATTTTATTATAAATATTTAGTTCTTTGTTTTTTATTCGAAAGTAGCTCCAGTTGGTGTAACATTGAAGTCTAACAATACAAATTCAGCGGTTTTAGTTGGTTGTAGGAAGATTTGACCAACTAGTTGGTTTCTATCTACTACATCTGGTCCGTTGTTTGACTCATCCATCACTGTCTTAAAAGCATACAAACCTTGACGTTGTTGTACTGATTCTAAGTATGGGTTAACTTGTGTTAAGAAGTTATTTCTTGTTGACATTGAGTTTTGTTCGAATACTAAAGTATCTGCTATTTGAGAAACATATGATTTAACAGCTATTAATAATCTACGAACGTTTACTCTATCTAAAGCAGATGCACGTTTTTGTAGTGTTTTCTGTCCAAATACTACTACTCCACTATTTGGGAAAGTAGCGATTGGGTTTACGTTTGCTTCGTATAGTGTATCTCTTGTAGATGAAGGTAGTTTACGTTCTGCTCTAATAACAGTTCCTAAAGCTCCTCTTGTTAAACCTGCAGGTGCGAACCATGCGTCTGCTGATGCGTCTGTATAAGCATATACTCCTGGAATCATAACTGATGCAGGTACCCAAACTTGTTTTCCTGTTTCAGGATCGATTGTTTGACACCATGGCCAGTATGTAGTAGCATAACTAGAATCGAAAGCAGCGGCTTGATTAGTTACTGTACCAACGTTTGCTGCGTAGTTAACTAAATCTATGATGGAGATATTGTCTCCTCTATTTACTGAGTTGTTAGCTACTGATGAAACGACTGAAGCGCCATTTTGTGATGTTACTCCTGGTACTGATATTGAGTTGTAAACGTATTCATCTTTGTTAGCCATCAATGAAACTGCTGTTGCATAATCTCCAGCTGTTAATCCTTGAATATCTGCTGTTGATACGTTTTCGTAGAAGTTAGCAGCTGATGCTGTGTTAAATAAACCTCCTAATGCGCTTGTAAATGAACCTGAACCTACTATAGGTAAAGATGCTGTGTAAGCTATTTTAGCTGTTCCGTTATTATCGAAATAATCTGGAGTTTTAGTTATTACACTTTTAACTCTAACGAAGCTTGATTTGTTACGGAATGAACCTTGGTTTTGAATGTAGTTGATTCCACCATCAGTCATTACTACCTTTTTAGAGTTACCTATTACTGCTTCTATGTAGTTTGGTGCTTTTGGATCTAAAGATAGGTTTGTCCAAGTTTCTAATATTGTTTTGTCTCTGTTATTGTCATTTCCTCTACGAACTAATAAACTAAATGTCCTGATGAGGTATTAACTGATGCTATTTCCCAACGAACGTTATCCGATGTACCTAACGTTAAAGCTCCTTTTGATTCAGAACCTGAGTTATTCATAATAGTACCTTCAGATAGTGTTTCTAGTGTAAAAGAACTAGATGTAGCTGATATACCATTAACGATAGATGTTGATTCAGCAGAACTGAAAGAACCACTAGTTACTCTAGTAACCAATACTGATTCACCTCCGTTTTGAAAATAGTTGTAAACGGAAACTCCCGTTAAATAATTGTAGCTATCTGAACCACTCTCTACAGCCCCACCAAATATTGACTTATACTGAGAATATGAAGTAACAGTAGTTGGAATTTCTACAGGTCCTTTAACAGCTGGTCCAATAATAGCGGCACCAACGGTTACTGGTCCTTGTGATACTTGTGATGAGTCATTTTCTCTAGCAAGTACTCCAGGTGATAATAATGTTTCTGCCATTTTAATGTGTTTATTAGTATTATTCGTTTGTTATAAATACTAAAACCTTTCTTAAAAACTTATTTTGTTGGTGTTATTTCACCAGTTTCTATATTTATTGTCCCATCTCCGTATTTTGTAGTAAGGGATGTTG